TGCTACTCTTAGGGACAATGTGGTGTCTCTCGCAAAGCAACTAGGTTATACACCAAAATCAATTACATCACCAAAGGCAGTTGTTGATCTTGGAATTACATTTACTGGGACTGCTCCATCAGCAGTAACTCTTAAGGCTGGTAGTGGGTTTGTAAGTAATTATGATGGTTCTTTATATCGTTTTGTTGTAACAAAAGATACAAAAATTCCTGTTATTAATAATGTTGCAACCTGGACTGATCTTGAGATAAATGAAGGGTCTTATATTACAACTAATACAACAGTTGATACAACTCTTAAGAGTCAAAGATTTATTATTGAGAATTCTGGTGTAGATACAAATACAGTAAAAGTAAGAGTATTTGAATCTGCCAATTCTACTGTATTTTATGATTATAGTCTTGCAAGTAATATATTAGATATTGGTGCTACTGATAAGGTATTTTTCATCAGTGAGCAAGAAGATGAAAATTATGAGATCTTCTTTGGTGATGGTGTACTTGGTGAGAAATTAGAAGATGGTAATGTTGTTGAAATTAGTTACGTAATTACTAATGGAGATTCTACTAATGGAGCAAAAATCTTTACATTTAATGGTCTATTAGTAGATGAGAACAATACTCCTGTAACAGTACCATTTGGAATTACTACATTAACAACAAAGAATATAGCATCAGGTGGAGCAGCAATTGAAAGTATTGATAAGATTAAATTTAATGCTCCAAAGTTCTATGGATCTCAGAATAGAGCAGTAACATCTAATGATTACAAAGCAATTGTTAGAAATCTATATCCAGCAGTTAGCGACATCATTGTATTTGGTGGTGAAGAGCAAGAACCACCTGCATATGGTAAAGTATTTCTTTCCGTGAAACCCACTGAGGCCGCTGCATTGTCAGCGTTTACGAAAACTGACTTAAAGGAAAAGTTGAAGAAACATACTGTTGCTTCTATAAGACCTGAGTTTGTTGATCCTTCTATTCTTTATTTGGAGTTGGTAAGTAGCATTTATTATAATACTACTAAGACTAAGTTACTTCCTACTGAGATAGCAGCAAAGGCCTCAACATCAATAACAGAGTATTTAAAAACTTCTGGAACTGAGAAATTTAACGGTAAATTTAGATATAGTAAGTTTATTAGTGTTATTGATAATGCAGATCGTGCTATAAATTCAAATGATACTAATGTTACTATGAGAAAGGATTTTATAGCACAAATAAATGCATCTTCATATTATGAAATTTGTTATAAGAATCCTTTTTATATTGACTGCAATAATCCTGTAGTTTCATCAACTGGTATGACAACCTTTGAATTTCCCACAGTTACTTCATACTTAGAAGATAGAAATGGCAAATTAGTCCTATATAGACTAGATTCTATAACTGGTGAGAAAGTTCTATTGAATGATTCAGTAGGAACTATTGATTACACCAAAGGTGAGATAACAATGAGTAACTTTACAATCTTGAAAGGTAGTTTTTCCGATAATCGTATTGAATTAAGAGTAAAACCAGCAAACAAGGATATTGAAGTTAAGCGTGAGATGTATTTAGATGTAGATATATCAAAGAGTAAATTTGTCGCTTATAAAGAAGAGTAGGGATGCTAAAGACTGCAAATAAGATCTCCTTCTTAGTTGATCAACAATTACCTGATTTTATCAACGAAGAGTATGAACTGTTTGGAAAGTTCATACAGAAGTATTATGAGCAGCTTGAACTTCAAGGACAACCTTACGATGTTATAACAAATATTCAAACTTATCGTGATATTGATTTCTATGAGAATAATCTTTTAAATCAATCTACAAGTGTAAATGGAGTTGTAAATGTTGGAGATACTACAATAGATGTAGTAGATGCTTCATCATTCCCTAAAAATGGTGGATATATTAAAATAGATGATGAGATTTGTTTTTATAAGAGTAGAACAGATACTCAATTTAAAGAAGTTAGTCGTGGTGTAAGTGGTAATACGGAATTAGGTGATCTTTATTCCGCATCTACATTTGTTACTACCCAAGCATCCAGTCATACCAATGGATCTCAGGTACTCAATATTAGTAATTTATTTTTATATGCATTAATTAAAAATTTTGAAAATGAGTATCTTACAGATTTTCCACAAGAATATTTAAATGATGCGGTAGATAAGAGAACACTTATTAAGAATATAAGTTCATTCTATCAATCAAAGGGAACAGATAAGTCTATCAAATTTTTATTTAAGTGTTTAGTTAAAGATGATCCAGAACCAGAGGTTGCATATCCACGTGAATTTACTTTAAAGAGCTCAGAATCAACTTGGGTCAATAATTATTCACTTAAAGTTAAAGTTCTCTCTGGTACAGTAGAAGATCTTATTGGTAAAAAGATCACACAAACCAGTGGTACACATGCTTCTGCTATTGTTGACAATGTACGTTTTGATGGCACATATGATGAGGAGGATCTATATGAAATCATACTTAATGAAGCAAGTGTAAATGGAGAGTTTTCCACAGCTGCTAGAACTAAACTAACAAAATCTATTCTTACTAGTGATACTATAGGTGATAGAATTGATGTTGAATCCACAATGGGGTGGAGTAAGAAAGGTGAACTTAATATCGGTAGTGATAAGATTACTTTTGAAGATAAGAATGTTAATCAGTTTATTATTAAAACTAGAGCAGGTACTTCAACTTATCCTATAGGAACTGCTGTTACATATGGAGCAAATGTTTCTGGTTCTGGTGTTGAATTACTTGTGTATGGAATATTCTATAATGTAACCAATAAGACAGAAGCACCTTATTCTAATATAGGTGATATTCTTGAAATATCCGAACCAGGATTTACAACAAGTGATGTAAGACTCTTTGATTCTCAAAATAACCTCAGATGGATTCAGACTACTGGATCAGTCCAAGTCCCTGCTCTGAGCGATTTAAACACCAATGTAGCAGCGATCTATGAGGATGGGGAAGGATACTACATAGCGTCTTCTGGATGGCCTTCACATGCTGTTGCAGCAAACCCTCCTGTTGATGTAGCAGATCAAAAATCATTAAAGATTATTAGAAAGAAACCCATCTCAACAACTGAGATATATGAGACTAAGTACAGAGACGTTGGTATTGCTGTTAATGGTATACCGTTTGCAGGATATAAGGATAGTGACTATATTTTAGATGGACCATTACAAAAGATTGCGATAACTTCAAAAGGAAATGGATATAAAGATGATCCTTTTGTGTTGGTTAATGGCCTTAAAAATAAAGCAATTTCAATTCGTTCTGGACAAACTGTAGAATCAATTACTATCACTAATGCAGGTGAGTATACCAGTATTCCTACTATAGAAATTCTTTCTGGTAGAAATGCTACTGGAACTGCTGTTGTTACTAATGGAGTAGTTACTAGTATTACTATTAATGATGCTGGTGAATATTATTCTTCACCACCCATTGTTAGAATTAGAGATTCAGCAGGGAAGGGTAGATTTGCTGAATACACTACTACAGTAAATGTTTCTGGTGCTATTACTTCTTTTAATAAAATAAATGGTGGTAATTATTATACACAAGAAAATATTGTTGTTGAGATAATTCCTGTAGGTTCTGGTGCAACTGCAACTGCAACAGTTAAAGAATGGAGAAAGGACAAGTATTACAAGAATAAGAATTTATTAGATTCTGAAAATGGTTATTGGTTCCAAAACTTTGATGCTGCTAAAGGAAATGGATATGCTTATTATGCATCTCCTACTACATTAAGAGTAAATGATACAGGAGCATCCCATTCACCTATTTTGGGGTTTGCGTATGATGGTAACCCCATATATGGTGCTTATGGTTATACAGACCCACTAGACAGTTCTGGTACTGTCACACAGATGACTTCTAGTTATCTTGGTAATACTACTAGACCTGATGGTCCTTCTACAACAACATATCCTGTTGGAACATTTATAGAGGATTGGGTATTTACAGATGGATCTGGCACACTAGATCAAAATAATGGACGTTTTTGTGTTACACCAGAATATCCTGATGGAACCTATGCTTATTTTATAACTGTAGATTCTTCTGGTGATCCAAGATTTCCATATATCTTAGGAAAGAACTATTATTCATTACCATTAGATTCTAATTACAATTCTAATATATCTCAAGATGATTTACCAGTTGGTGCGAATAGATTAAGAACTTCTGGTATTAGTAAAAATGGTGTTAAGACAATTGCTAAGGTTAAGAATGTAACTAGAGGTACTGTATCTTCTGCTTCAATTATTAGCAGTGGATCCAATTTCTCTGTTGGAAATAAGTTAGTTATTGATGATAGTGGTACAGATGGATCTGGGGCTTCTGGAGAAATAGAATCTGTTAAGGGAAAAACAGTATCATCCATTGAATCTCAGTCTACTAAGGCACTTTATGTTGAACTTAGTAATACTGCATATCTTTTTGATGCTGATACTATTACACAGGCAAATACAGGTGCTACAGGTACGATTGTAGGTGATGTATTCTCTTCCAAGAAATTTGGTTTAAGTTCAGTATCAGGAACCTTTAATAGTACAGATGTACTATCATCAAATACTAAGGTATTGAATTTTATTTTAGATAAAAAATCTTCTTATAGTAAGACTGCTGTTTTATCTTTAAGTGATGGTGTTAATGCATCTGTAGCTACAGGAGAAGTTCTTGAAACTACTTCAGAACAGAATAGTGTTAAAGTTAAGGTTTTGACAGGAACTTTTTCTGCTTCTACTACTTTATTTTTGACTAGTACTAATTTAATTAATACTACTGGATCTAAAATTGTTTCAATCAATTCTTTAAGTGATAATTTAAATCCATTTAAAGTTCAAGATAATGTCGCTATATTAACAACATCCGATGCACATGGTGTTGCAATAGGAGAGAAGATTGATATTGATATCAATCCAAGTGATGCAGCATCTACAACAACTTGGTATGTAAGAAAGAGAGTTTATCAAGAAGCAGTCCTCAAGAACCCAGTCATATCAACGACTCTCAGTGATACTGGAGTGGGTAGAGTTGCTATTTTGAATGGTGGTGGTGATTATACTGCTGGTGAGTATCTTGACATTGCACTATCTGGTGGATCTGGATCCGATGCCAAAGCAAAGATAGTTGTTTCTTCTGCTGGTCTCGTCAATGAGATAACTATTACAACTAAAGGAACTGGATATAAACAGTTTGATGTTCTTAGTGTTTCTGGTACTGCATTGAGTAAAGCAGGAGGATCTACTAAACCAGATCTTCAATTGAGTGTAGATCATGTAGGATTCTCTATTCAGAACACAGTTTTAAATGTTGCTAATGCTGATAATATTACAGTTAACGATCATTTACAGATTGGTAGTGAAATTGTAAAAGTTACTGGTAAATCTGGTACTGCTTTAACTGTTGAGAGAGCACAGAACTCAACTACAGCAGTTGATCATTTCAATGGTGCTACTGTTTCAGTATATAATTTTGGATATACACTTCCAGTTGGTCATGCTACTGGTTCTACTTCTAAAAATGCAAAAATTGTATCATATGATTCAACTACTCAAAAAGCAGTATTTGCATGGGATTATGATCAGACTGTTTCTACTATTACCGATATAGATCTTAATACAGTATTTTATGATAATAGTACTGATAAGAAGTTAGTTGAAATAGTATCATTTACTTCTCCAGATACTTATTTTGAATTATCTTCTGATAATACTACATTTACAAGAAATCCCAATCTTAATATTAAAGAGTATTACAAATATAATTTTGATATATCTCATGTTTCAATGAGTGGAGTTGGTTTTGATATATCTCCCAGTAGGAATTTTAATCTTGTTACTCCAGAGAGAACTATATCGGGAAATATCATTGATCTTAAATTAGGTTTTGGATCAAGAATATCTTCTAATACTTATTCTGTTAAAAAAGAGATTCCATATAGAAAGTATTATTATTACGATAGAGATGGGATAGTTAATTCAGAGCATTCTTATTTTAATGTTATTAATGATCCTTTACAAGGAGAAAAAACTAGTCTTTATATTACATCCACAAAGGTTTTATATTCTACTGATACTAAGGCCTCTCATGATGGTACTGGAACTATAAGTTATACATCAAAATCTTTATTTTCTGTTGGTGAAATTAATTCATTAAAGATTGTTAATATAGGTAGAGATTATAAAAAGATTCCTATTATAACTGGAATTTATGATAAAGATGGAACACTTGATAAAACACCAGTTGCATTTTTAAATAGTAATGATATTGGTGTTCCTATTAGTATAGAAATTGAAAATAATGGTGGAACATATCATAACGATCAGACAATAAAATCTAGTGTAAGATCAAATTATATTATTAAATTATCTGGATTTATTAATAATGCTTTTAGTGTTGGAGAAACAGTAATTCAGAAATCTGGAGCAACTGAGATTGCTAGGGCTAGAGTAACTTCTTGGAGAAAGGGATCTAATATTCTTGTTGTTGATAGAGTAAAGGGTGCTTTTAGAAAGAATCAATCTATTACTGGATTAGCAAAAAATAATACAGCAATAATTGAAAATATTAGTTATACAGAGTTTAATCCTATTATTAAAACATATTTTGATAATATTGGAAAATATACATCTGATATTGGAAAAGTTGGTGATTCTAATCAAAAGATTACAGATTCTTATTACTATCAAGATTTTTCATATTTAATTAAATCAAAGACTTCAATAGATTCTTGGAGATCTTTAATAAAGGAAACTACACATCCAGCTGGATTTAAGTTATTTGGAGAAGTTGATATTGAATCATCTTCTTTAGTTCCTATGAGTAGTACTACCACTACTACTCATGATAGTTACGTAGAACTTAAAGCTAATATTACAGTACAAAGTACAAGAAAACAAATTACTCAATATATTGTATCTACACAAACTCATGCTATTGAAGAAGGTGTTGGATCTGTATCTGTCAATTCAGAAAATACTACTGAAGTTAAATCAAAGAATATAAAGTTAACTCCTGCGTTTGATGGTTCTTTATCAAATAAAGGAAATCTTACAGGAACAAAAACATTTACTATACTTGATGATAAAAATAATATAGTAACTCCATATAATTCACAAGCATTGATAGTTACTCTTGATGGTATATTCCAAGAACCTGGTGTTGCATATACTGTTTCTGGTAGTCAAATAACATTTGCTCAACCACCATTAGGACCAAGTACAAAGAATAGTCAGTCAATTCCTGGAGTTAGATTTTATGGAAAAAATTATCAATTTAAAACTAATACTTTAAATTCAAGATACCTTAGAAAGATTAGAAATATCTTCCAGAAAGGTGGTAGGTGGATTGATGCTGCAAATCAAATTGAACAAAATAAAGAATATATTCAAGGTGAAACTCTTGGGTATATTAAGAATAAATTCCCTACAAATAGTTGGGGTACACTATCAACTAAGTGTGCTAGAGACATTGGTTTTATTGTAGATGCACTTTCACATGATATAAGATTTGGTGGTAATCAAAGTATTATTGAGGCTATTGAGAAGTATTATAATAATGATCTTCTTGATTATATTCAAGGAGAACAAGAAGAGACATTAGAGGCCTATGAATATGCAGTAGAACTTGCTAAGAAGGCAATTAATAATACATTACCTACAGGTACATATACAACTGTTGCACCTTACGGTAATCCTAATATTTTAGCAGATTCTTCTCCTAGTAAATGTGCTAATGTTATTTCTGCATTGACAACTCTTGCTGGTGTAGTAAGATCTGTCTTTAATGGTGGACCTGGATCAGTAGATATATCTTATCCAGATTATATTGATGGTAAGAATAAAATATTTGAATTGTATTATGAAGATGGAACAGGAGTAGCAACTGATCCTAATGAAGACTTACTAATTGGTATAAGTGGTGTCATACAGCATGACTCTGCTTATAGTATTGATAGAACATCTGTACCAAATAAAGTTGTATTCTCTAGTCCACCTCTTTGGGGTCAAGGACCAAATACTAAGACATTACAAGAACCTTTGGCAGTAGATAAATTCTTTGCTTATGGTGTTGGTTGTTATAATAGATGTGAAATTAATAATAAAGATGTTTCTTCTGGATCTATTGGACCATTTTTAATTTTAGATACATCTGATAAAGAAGTTATTAGTATTGATGATAGTAAATTTGTACTAGTCTTTATTGATGGTGTATTACAAAGAGATATAGATTCATATAGAATAAATGGACCTTCTATAACTTTTACTAGAAACATATATCCTAAAAATAATATTGAAATAATCTATACTTATGGTAGAGATCTTTCACAAAGTATTACACTTCATGATTTTGAAAGGAATGAATATTATAACAAAATAGCAGTTAAATTTGATGGTACTAGTGGAGTATTTGATTCATTTGAAGCATGGTGGGGTAAGTATCTTGAAGAAGATATGATTGCATATCAGAAGTCTGGTAGTGTTAAAAAGATTATTGGTAAACTTAAGTCTTATAATATTGATAGTTCCGATGATTTAACTATTATTCTTTCTGGTAGAAATCCCGATACTTCAAGTGGTAAGGTATATTTTTCAGGATTAAAAGATTTTAGTGATGAAATTGAATTGGATTTATCATTTATTGTTACTGTAACTAAGGATCCTGATGACAACTATAAAATGCAAAGGGATTCATCTCCTTGGTTATATGGTACAAAGAAAGCAGATGAAGCATTTTATGTTAAAAAAGGCCTTGCCAATTTAAATAAAGATGATCTAATTAAGATTGATGGTGAAGATGGTTATAGAACTATAAAAGAATTACCTCAATTCTTTACTCCAAAGACATATATTGCTGGAGATGATCCATCACAGAGTTTCTTTGGTTCTGTTGCCACTACGAATTATAATGGTGAAGAGAGGGGTATTGGACTTGCTGTTACATGTACTATAGTAGAAGTAGGAATTCCAGGTTCTGGTGTTGGTTCAGTAAATAGTATTATTTGGGATAAAAATCTTCCTACATCTGGTTATACAAAAGCACCTATATTACATTTTATTCCTGAAGATCAGAAAGGTGGAGGTGCTAGAGCAGAAGTTATTGTAGTTGATGGTACTGTTGTTGATATAATATTAACTGATGGTGGTTCTGGATATACAAAACCACCAAAAGTTGTTGTTGCAAAACAGTATGATATTATAAAAGGAAATAGGAAATTTGATCCTTTTGTTGAGTTACGACTTAATAATAAGATAGCACAAGAATCTCCTGTTCATATTCAAAGTATATGGTCATTCACTAAAGGCATCGGCGGCGGTGGCGGCGGTGGAGGTGGCGGCGGCGGTGGAGGCGGTGGGGGAACCCCCGTAACACCAGGAGCTGCAATAGTTAATAGTGTTTTAATGCAATCTACTTTCACTGATCTAAACACTAAGATTACTGTTAAATTTGATCCTATGACTAGGAGTGCTTCTTCTAGTGCTTCACATATAGGAGCAGTAAATATTACTTGGCCAACTATTACAGAAAATGCTGGTACTAACCTTATTAAGGTTTTCAAGGAAATTACTCACATCCAAACAGGTGGTGCTGTTAAGATGAGAATTCCATTTGTCTATATTGATGTAAATGGTAATCGTATTGTTGATCCTGGCGATCTTCCTGGTGGTGGAGGAGGTGGAGGCGGTGGTGCTGATCCTGCCCCAGATCCAGTTGTGGGTAAGACCACTATATTTGAATTAGGATTTGTTGATTATCGTCATTATAATCCTTCTTGGAATAGTTCCGCACCTGCTAACCTACATAATATGACATTAAGACCATCATTCTTCATGTGGGAGAATGCGAAATTCATGGATACAGGTAACATCGTAGATGGTGCTGGTGTAGGAGTTTCCGCATTAACTATTGAGGAAATGGCAAGATGGGGATTTGACCTAGAAGACTTTGCAGATAATGCAACTTCGGGTATATCAGATGCTGGATATTCATTTAATGTTGGGTATCCAAGTATAAATTATTATATGGGTAGAATCAATCAGAACCTTGCTATTGGAGACCTTGTGGTCATGGTGGCATCTACCAATGATTTCCCTGCAACAGGGACAATACAATTAGGAGCAGAACAGATCACTTATACTGGTAAACTTAGTGATCGCTTTACAGGATGTACTAGAGGTGCAAACGGCACAAGTGCCAAAGCACATACCGCAGGTGACTACTTCAGAAGTGCGTAATAAATACGTATAAATAAACCAGATTCAGTCTTATAAAATCACGGCAATTAGACAATGGCAGCTATTATTTCAGAAAAGTTTAGAATCTTCAATGCGAAGCAATTCTTAGAGTCGCTCAGTGAAGCGGCCCCAACCAACATGTATTTTTTCGTTGGAAGACCACAAACCTGGTATGGTTATCTTGAGATATACAACGTAAGTGGAACTTTCCAAGTTGGTGAAACAATCACTGGTGGTGGGTTAACTGCTACAATCAATGAGATTCATTCAAACAGTCTCCTTGTTACCGCAACAACTACTACGGCAGCTCCAGCAGCAGGTAGCACTGTTACAGGTGGTACTTCTACTGCAACTGCTAAGACAAAGACTTATAGGTATGCTACTGAGAATGTTCCTCCTGCCCCAATAGACAATCAATCTGAGAAATCTGCCGTATATGATGATTTGATTGCTGCCAAGCGTATCACATCTACATTTGCTCGTCTTGTTGCTCCTCGTTACAACTGGAGTTTAACAACAAACCCTAAGTTTGATATGTATCGTCCATCTTACTCAGTAACTCCTGCTGGAGGTGGTGCAATTGGTACTCAGACTGCATTAGGTAATTCCGCATTATCTGGATCTAAGTTTTATGTGATGAACTCCAATTATGAGGTGTTCAAGTGTCTTTATAATGGACAAACTCCTGCTAATGCTACTGGACAGAATGCTCAGAAAGAGCCTTCTACAACTCCACAAGCTGCTGATGGTACATATGCAAATGGTATCTTCACAGAGGCCGCTGGTACAGCAGGTTATGTTTGGAAGTACATGTACACTTTGACAACAGGTGAGGTTATTTCTTTCTTGTCTAGTGATTTCATGCCTATTAGCACATATGCTGGTACTGCTGCTGTTGATGGTGCAATTCATACTGCTGTTACTATAGATGGTGGTAGCAACCTTCCTACAAATGATGAACTTTATATACCTGTTGATGGAGATGGTTCTGGTGGTATAGTTAAGGTAGTTACTACTGCTGGTGGTGCTATCTCTTCTGTATCAATGCAAGCAATTGGTTCAGGATATACTTATGCTAATGTACGTATAGTTCAAGGTAACGTATATAATCAGGCCGCACTTTCAACTACAGCTACAATACCTGCAACTGCTACTGGTAAAATAGAAGCTGTCATATCACCTGAAGGTGGTCATGGTGCTGATCTTGCTGCTGAGTTCTTTGCTAAGAGAGTTATGACGAATGTTCGTCTAACTTATGCAGAGGGTTCTGGAGACTTCCCTGTAGATAATGATTTCAGACGTATTGGAATTATCCAAGATCCATTTAACTATGGTACTACAACTGTTTCTACTGCAAGTACTCTTCGTGGTACTGCTGCACTTAAGTTGTCAGGTACTGGTGATTATACTGTTGATGAGGAGATATCTCAAACAGTAGTTGTTGGTTCTGGTACTGGTACTGCGAAAGGTAAGGTTGTTTCATGGGATTCAACTAATCGTATATTAAAGTATTTCCAATCTCCAGATCTTCATACTGATGCTGGTGTAGTACGTGCATTTGATCATGCTACAAATAACGTGACTGGTGCTACTTCATCAACTGCTGCTGCGATAGATGCAAATGCTGATACAACTGTTGCTGACATTGCATTTACAGATGGTAAAGCAAACCCTGAGATCGCACCTAACTCTGGAGATATAGTATACATAGAGAACAGAAGACAAATTACCAGAGCTGCTGACCAAATTGAGGACATCAAGCTCGTAATTGAATTCTGATTTAAGCACAAATTAGAACGGACGTGAGATGCCTCAGAAGACGAACCTAAACGTAGCTCCATACTACGATGATTTTGCACAAGATAAGAACTTCTATAAGGTGCTTTTTCGCCCTGGATATTCAATCCAAGCGAGAGAGTTAACCCAGTTACAGTCTAGTCTTCAAAATCAAATTGAGAGTTTTGGTAAGTATGCCTTTAAACAAGGTGAACTTGTCATACCTGGCGAGGTTGGTCTTAATACGAAATTACCTTTTGTTAAACTATCTTCTGTATCAGAGATACCTACTAATGTTGATGGTAATATAGTTTATAAAAAATATGATATAACCCAGTTAAAAGGGCAACAATTAAAAGGTTTAACTTCTGGTGTTATTGCTACTGTTATTGAGGCAAGTATAGCAACTGACACTGCTTCTGATGTAGTCTTTGTAAATTACACTAATAGTGGTGATGCAGGTAATGAGGACACATTCCGTCAAGGTGAGACCCTAGAGGTCGTAGACGGTGTTAATACACCACTGATGGTGGTTGGAACCGATGGAAGCGTACTTCCTACTAGTATTTCTATTACTGATCCTGACACAGGTGCATCGTCATCGTTAACAAGTAATGCGATGGGGTATGCTTCTGCTGTTAAAGTAGAAGAAGGAATTTATTTTGTTAATGGATATTTTGTAAGAAATGCTGCTCAATTACTTGTAGTTGACAAATATTATGATAGGCCTTCAGCAAAAGTAGGTTTTAAGATAGAAGAAAGCATAGTCTCATCTGAGACTGATGAGTCTCTTTATGATAATGCAATTGGATCAAGTAATTATAGTGCTCCAGGTGCAGATAGACTAAAGATCGCTTTAACATTGGTTCAGTATGCATATACTGCAACTACAGATAAGAATTTTATTCAATTATTGACTATTAAGTCTGGTGCTGTACAGAGTCAAGTAGTACAAACAGACTATAATCTTCTTGAGAATACTCTTGCAAGAAGGACTTATGATGAGTCGGGTGACTATGTTGTTGATGATTTCTCTCTTGATGTTAGAGAATATTATCAAACAGGTGGTAATTTAGGTGTATATTCTGCTGATTCTGTAACTGGATTGGTAAATGGATTTACAACTACAGTAGCAGCAGATAAATTGGTTGCTAGTGTTGGACCAGGTAAAGCATATATTAAAGGATATGAAATTGTTAATAAAGAAACAAAATATCTAACACTTGGTAAAGCAAGAGAGACTCTTGATAGATCTGATATTCGTTTAAAAACTGCTGGACTTCCAACATATAAGGTTAATAATGTTTATGGAACTGTTCCTCTTAATACAGAAGGTTCTCAGTTAACTGCTTATCCTAATATATTTTTGTGTGCTAATTTTAATGATGGATCAATTGGATTAAACAATACTGAAGCAACTACTGCTGCGAAACAAACATTGAGTCGTAGAGGTAGTTATTTTGATATTGATGCAGGGATTAGAACAGTATATGTAAAACTTGATAGTGCTGTATTGATTGATAGTATTGGTGGTTCAGCTACAACTGATAATGATTCAAGATTAGCAGCATTAGAAACACTTTATTTTATTACTAGTAGAACTACTTCTAATACTCCACAAACAGTTTCTTCTGTTAAAACAATTGCGTTTTCAATAGTAAGTAGAGTTGAAGTTGATTCAAATACATCAAATACCTTTCTTGAACTTACATTAACTGGTAAAAAGAATGATCTAGATCAATTCTTCTTTGAGTATGATACTGGTGCAGTTGGTAAAGAATACGAAAGAAGGTTATTCCATGGTCCTTCTGCTGAGAGTAATGCTACTAATGATACAGGACACTTAGGACATATTGTTGATTACAATGAAACAATTACTCCTGTTATTGGAATGGCAAAACCAAGTAATGTTACTTTGGTTGAAAAAGGTTCTGGATTTAATCCAGATGTAGATGTTGTCGTTTCTAAAGGCCGTCAGGATAATGGAGATGCTGTCTATAATAGTACATTTGGACTATCTTATTTTGATCCTCAATTCTTTACTAAGATTTTATTAGATGAACCTCTTCCAGCATCAACAGTTGAAAATCCTAAATTTGATTATGGAACATATGTTTATGGTCTTCAAAGTGGTGCATATGGTGTTATAGAGGGTGCTTCTGGTAAAGCATTTAGTGGAGTAAAGACTTTAATGATTAAAACTCTATTTGGAACATTTAAATCAGGTGAACCAATTAGAGATGAAGCAAACAATACAGTTAGAATTGCTAAGGATAATACAATTTCTCACTTCATTGTTAATCAAAGAGGTCAAGGTTATATAGATGGAACAAAACTTAGAATTGATGGTGTTGATTTTGATGCTTCTAAAGTTTCTCTAAATGTTATTGGAACCAAAATTATTAATGCTTCTATATCAAACAGAAACCTTGTCAATACAGAGTATTCTAAACCACCTATCGTTAATGTTATTCAAGGTTCTGGTGGTGCTGCAATAACTAATCCTTCCATTATTACACCAGTTCTCGTAACTAATTCTGTAGTTACCTACACTCCTCAAAATGTTAAATCATTCTTCTGTGAGTTTGGTTCTGGTAATGTAAATAAATATACTGCTGATATTGAAGTTAATAGGGAAAAATATTCAGAAACTAAGGCAGTAACTGACTTCACATTTAGTGGTGGTCTTGGTAAAAAGTTTATTGAGTGTAATGGATTTGGTGGAGATAGTACAAAGGTACTACAACAAGGAGATTTGATACAGTTTAGTGACACAAATGATACAACTCTTCGTGCAATTGTTCAGCAGGCTACAAAACCATCTGGTGTATTGAAGTCTAGAATTTATTTGGATAGATCTCTTCCAGCAGCTGTAAGTAATAGTAGTGTTGTTAGAGTACGTCCTGCTATTGATAACTTCAATCAAGGAACTCTTCTTTATAAGACAGGAACTAATCAAGTTAGTTCACTTGTTGCAAGTAGTGATGATTCTAAAATTTCATATTATCTTAGAAGAGATTTTGTAAGTACTGGTTCTGCAAGTGGTGGAAAAATTACATTTGCTGCTCAGTTAGACTTTGGAACACAGAGATTTGTTTCATTTACTGAGGGTAATTTCCTTATTACAATTCTTGATCCAGGATCTGCTCCAAATGTTGTTAAAGGTGATGTTGTTTATATTACATCTGATCAAGTAAGTATTGCATCTTCTGTTGATTCTGCTAGTGGTTTGACTTCTGGTAGTGTTACTTTAAACCTTCCTGATACGTACTTTGGTACTATGCCAAGTAATCCTACGTATCCAACATTAAAATTAACTGCTACTTTAGAAGTTACTAAGGCAAAACCAAGACTTAAGACATCAGTTACTAATAAGAGGATTGTTGTTGATTCTGTTAATGATAGTGTTATTCCTTTCCGTGGTAAAGATTATGACACTACCACAACAGCAGTATACAGTTATGCTGATGCGTATAAACTAAGATATGTTTATATGGGTACTACAGCAGATACCCCTACTGTAGATAAAACAGGTACTCTTGTTAGTGGTACTGATGTTACTGATAGATTTACATTTGATGATGGTCAGAGAGATACAGTATATGATACTTCTAGAATTGTATTAAAGCCTGGTGCTGAAGCACCTTCTGGTAAATTAGTCATTGCTTTTGATTATTTTGAGCATACTGCTGGTGATTTTATAACAGTTGATTCATATTTACATGAAGCTGGTATTAGTGGTGATGAAATTCCTTCTTATAATTCACCTGCTTTGGGTAATGTATCATTAAAAGATGTTCTTGACTTCAGGCCTAAGGTAGATAATAATTCTATTATATCTGGATTTGATAATAATTCTCTTTTAGGAGGAGCAAATACAAGATCGTTTACAGGTAGTGGTGGTATTGTTTCAAGTACTCCTGCTCCTGATGCTGGATTGGAATATACATTCTCATTTACACAAAAACAATATCTTGATAGAATTGACGGTGTATTTTTGAATAAGAAGGGATCCTTTATTATTAAGGAAGGTAATTCATCACTCAATCCATCTAAACCAGATCCAGTTAGTGATGCTATTGCATTAGCATATCTTTATATTCCTGCATATACTCAGTCAAATAAAGATGTAAGAATTTCTCCTGTTGATAACAAGCGTTACACAATGCGTGATATTGGTAAGTTGGAGAAGCGTATTGAGAGGTTAGAGTACTACACTACACTTAGTGTACTTGAACAACAAGCACTCAATATGGAAGTTCTTGATAGTACTGGTGGTAATCGTTATAAGAGTGGGTTTATTGTTGATAATTTTGAAGCACATAAAATTGGATCATTAAGATCAACTGATTATAGATGTGCTATTGATACACAACAATCTGTTATGAGACCAGAATCTAAAGAAGATTCATTTAAATTAGAAGAAGTTTACACAAGAGATGATCAAAGAACTACTGCTGGTTATAAGAGAATTGGTGATCGTGTAACTCTTCCATATACAGAATTAAATTTAGTTGGCAATTCATTTGCCACTAAGACAATCAATCCCAATCCATTTGTTGTTCTACAATATGTTGGTGATTCCTTTATTGGTCCTAGTGTAGATTCTTGGTATGATACTTCTATTGAACCATTAGTTACTGATAACAATACAAACCTTTATTCTATATTCTTAGCTAAGAATAATGTTAGGGAGTCTCTTTCAAGTCTTTATAGTTCTTATAAGGTTAATTGGATAGGAGCAAATAGATCATTCTTTAATATTGGATCATTTGCTGATACTAATACAAATTTAGCAGATTCTAGTGTTACTAGTGCATCTGTAGCGAGTTCTTCAAATATCAGTCCTCAAAATAATGAGATAGGAAAGGGGATTAATACTAAAGGTGTTGGTTCTAATGTTGTTTCTACTTCTCTATCATTCTTTGCAAGAAGTATTCCTGTTAAGTATGTAATAAATCGTCTTAAGCCTAATACTAAGGTTTATGCCTTCATGGAAGGACAGGATATTTCTCGTTGGGTATGTCCTGATACAAGATATACAGGTATTGCTGGTAATTCTTTATCTGCATTTAATGGACCAATTACTACAGATAATAATGGTAATGCTAGTGGTATTATTTTAGTTCCTGCTGGATTACCACCAAGAGAGAATACATCATGGACAGGTAATGTAGATACTGTTCTTTATGATGATGCAGCAAGTGAAGTTAGATTCACTACTGGTGCTAAGACAATAAGATTTACATCAAGTTCCACTGATGCTAATAAAGATTCGGCAGAAACATATGCTGAGGTTAAGTATTATGCTACTGGATTAATACCAGAAAATCCTTCATCTATTATTTCTACTTCTCCAGCATTCTTTAAATCTAACGAAGGAACACAGTTAACAGCAAGTAATACTTCTAATCCAATTAGACCAAATCCACTTGCTCAAACATTTAAAGTTGAAAACTTTGATGGTGGAGTATTTACAACAGGTATTGATTTATTCTTTAATAAAAAGAGTAGTGATATTCCAATTAGAGTTTATCTAACAGATGTAGATAATAGTAAGCCTGGTAAGAATATTATTCCAGGTACACAAAAGGTTCTTACACC